CGGTCACCGCTGCGCAGCGCACGGCGGCGACCAGCGCCCTCGTCAGCGGCGCCCTAGCCCTCGCCGAACAAGGCCAATGGGCCCCGCCCGACGGCCTCGTCGACCCCGACGCCTTCGCCGGCCTCGCAGCCGACGGACGCAACCTCGACACCCTCCTACGCGGACCCGCAATCACCGCCCGAACACTCATCAGTCAAGGCGTTCAACCCGCCCAGGCGCTCGCGGCTGGGGGCCGTCAGCTTTCGATGATGGTCCTCACCGAGGTCGCGGACGCGGGCAGGGGCGCGGCTGGCGTGCAGATCGCAGCCCGGCCCCGTGTCGGCTACGTGCGGATGCTGAACCCCCCGTCATGCTCACGGTGCGTGATCCTCGCAGGCCGCTTTTACCGCTGGAATCAAGGGTTTTTGCGGCATCCCCGGTGCGACTGTACGCACGTTCCGACCATGGTCACGGACCAGGCCGAAGCGTTCGCGCGCGGTCTCATCGACGACCCGTATGAGGCTTTCAACCGTATGAGTGAGGCCGAGCAGAACAGGATATTCACGAACGCGGGCGCCCGCGCGATCCGCGACGGAGCCGACATGTACCAGGTCGTGAACGCCCGCCGCGGAATGAAATACAGAGGCGCGTTCACCTCGGAGGGCACCAGCAAGCACGGCTGGGCGGGCCAGATCCTACGCAAAGGCCAGCGCCGCATGACGCCGGAAACGATCTACCGGCTGAACACAAACCGTGAGCAGGCCGTCGAAGCCCTGCGCGCCCAGGGATACATCACCGGGCGCGGGCAGGTCAGCGGCGGCGCACTGCGCGGCCAATACGAGGCCACCTATGAGGGCCGACGTATGACCGCAGCAGAACGCCGCGTCATGATTGCCACCCGCGACTGGCAGGACGTGCAAAACGGCCTCAACCCGTGGACCCCCGCCGCGCAGGAACGCCACGGCGGCGCCCGCATCGGCGGCGCTGACTACCCCCTCACCCCGCAGATCGCCGCCGAAGTCGAAGCCCGCTACTACGCGGCCACCGCGACAGGCGGCGAACTGACCCGGATGCGCGCCCTCCTGCGCGCCACCCACTAAGCCACCGACTCGCGCCGCGACGGCGCGGGCGGCCCCTCGAGCGATTCGAGAAAGGAAACCCATGCCCACCGAAACCACGCCCGAACAGACGCCGGACACCAACTCCCACGCGCCCGCCGATGAGGAGACCCTCAACGCGGGCGGCGTCAAGGCCTTGCGCGCCGAACGCGATGCCCGCAAGGCCGCCGACGCGCGCGTCAAGGATCTCGAAGCACAGGTCGCGGCTCTGACCGTCAGCCTCGACGAGGCTAAGACCGCCGCCATTACGGCAGCGGAGCAGGCCTCGACGCAGGTCACCGACCTGCAAACCCAGCTCGCCCGCCTGCAGGTCATCCACGACAAGGCCGTGCCCGATGCGCTCGCCGACTTCCTGCAGGGAAACACCGCCGAGGAGCTCACGGCATCCGCCGAAAAGCTCCTGGCCGCGATTCCCGCCCCGGGCCCGGCCTCTGACGCGGCGCACGCGCCGCTGGCTATGCGTCCCGACCCCTCACAGGGAGGCACGCCCGAACCGGCGACCGCCACAGACGCATTGACGGCAATGCTGATCGAGGCAGTCGGCGGGCGCTAACATCTGCGCAGCCCCCACCCCCACAATCTCACGCTCGAAGGGAGCAACCAATGGCAATCACTGCCGCAAAGAAACTGTCCGATTTTAACGGATTCATTAAGCCCGAATTGGCCGGGCCTATTTTCGATGAGGCCGCCAAGGGCAGCGCCGCGATGTCCCTCATCCGCAAGGTTCCCCTCGGGGCCTCTGGCCAGGCGTTTCCCGTGGTTACGTCGAAGCCTACAGCGAATTGGACCGCTGAGGCGGGCAAGAAGCACACCACCGAGGCCGGCCTCGGCCTGGTGAAGATGAAGCCTGAGAAGCTGACCGCCATCGCGGTGGCTTCCCAGGAGGTTATCCGTGCCAACCCCGGAGGTTACAGCGAGACCCTGAAGGGTCTCCTCGCCGACGCGTTCGCCCGCGCCTTCGATCTCGCCGTATTCCACAACAAGGGCGGCGACGGGTCTGGCACGTCGCCGTTCGAAACCACCCTCGCGGCCACGACCAAGACCCTGACCCTGGGTGCCACCGCAGGCAACAACGTCTATGACGACATCGTCAAGGCAATGGCCCTCAACCTGCAGGGAACTCCCAAGAAGCCGGTCACCGGATTCGCGTTCGACACCGGTTTCGAGATCGACCTGCTCACCACCAAGGACACGACCGGCAAGCCCCTGTTCGCCGAGGCCTCGTATGACGGCCTGATCCCCGCCCTGCGCTTGGGCTCCATCCTTGGCCGCCCCTCCTACCTACACGAAAACGTGGGGCTTGATAAGACCGTCGGTTTCGCGGGCGACTGGTCAAAGGCAGCTTGGGGCACGGTCGGCGGCATCACCATGGACATTTCCACGGAAGCAGCTGTCACGATCAACGGCGAGCTGGTCTCGCTGTTTGAAAACAACCTTGTCGCGATTCGCGCGGAGGCCGAGTACGGCTTCGCGGTCGCCGACAAGGACTCCTTCATCAAGCTCACACGCAAGTGACCGACACTGTCGTCCACTTGACCAGCCCGACGGGCGACCACGTCGCCGTGCCCGCTAGCCAACTCCCCCTGTGGGAGCGCCTCGGGTACCTGCGACGTGGCCCCGGCGAGCACGCCACAAACACTGACGAGTGAAAGGCGGCCCCGCGTGGCCTTCGCGACAGTAATTGACGTGGCGGTCACCCTGGGCCGCCCCATCACAGACCCGGACGAACAGGCGCAGATCCTCAACTGGGTCGCCAAGACGGAGCGCATCATCAGTGCCCGCCTCGGAGACCTGGCCACGCTTGACCGCCAGATCCTCGCCGACGTCATCTCTGAGGTCGTGGCCCGCCGCGCACGCAACCCAGACGGCAAGCGAAACGAACGCATCGACGACTACAGCTACACGCTGGACGCCGCCGCATCCACCGTTGAGCTGACCCTCACCGCCGACGAGTGGGCGCGCCTGTCTCAGGACGGGTCAACGTCGGGCGCATACATGCCGGTTCTGGCCCCCGCGCCCTGGTATGGGGGCCGCGACGCCGACGCGACGCCGGCGGGTGGTTGGGCATGAGCGCGCGCACCGCCGTAATCGCCGGACGCAAGGCGGCAGAAGCCCTCATGATCGACCGGGCGACCGTCACCCGCCCGACCGTCACAGTAGGCCCCGACGGCCTCGACCAGGTCACCGAAAAGTTTGTATGGTCGGGCCCGTGCAAGGTGCAAACGTACGAGGCGCACGAGACCGCGGCGAACGCTGCCGGTGCCCTCGTCACCCTGCAGCGGTACTCGATTCACCTCCCGCACCACGTGGGCGCCGTAAGGGTCGGCGACCTGATCCGCGTCGCAGGCTACCTCTCCGTGTTTCGCGTTACGGGCCTGTTCGACAAGACTCACGTCACGAGCAGGCGTTTCCAGGTCGACGTCGAGACCAACGGAGACGACCTGTGACTGGTATCGAGATCGACACCACCGAAGTCAGGCAGATCGCCGCCGATGCGACCCGCCTCCCCGGCGAACTCTCACGCTGGCTACGGCCTGCCATCAGCAGAGGCGCGCTGAACATCAAGCGCTCCATGCAACAGGACCTCGAGCAGTCGGGCAACGCCGGCATCCGCCACGTCGCACGCAGCATCTCCTACGACCTCACCGACACCGGCACGACCGTCGAAGCGGAAATCGGCCCCGACAAGCCGAGCGGCGCCCTGGCAAACATCGCGTACTTCGGCACCTCGAGGGGCGGCGGCCACACCCGCGACCCTATCGAGGCACTGAACGAGGAAGCCGAAGCCTTCCAACAAGCAATCGCCGACATCGTGGAGGACATATGGGGCTAACCCTCACCATCATGAACCAGATGCGCGAACGCCTCGCCACCCTCACGTCGGCCGGCCAGGCCGTCAAAGCGTTCGTCGGAGACCCACCCAGCAACCCCGGCCTCCCATTCGTGTTCGTGTGGGGACCGCCCACCCTGGCCGCGTCCGAGGCCATGAGCGGATGCGGCGGCGACGTCGACGTACGCCTGCACGTGCAGATTGTCGCCGCGACGACCGTGAACGTCCTCGCGCTCGCGGACGGCGTGACGGCGCGGCTGTGCGGCTGGGCGCCCGCCGTCGAGGGGTGGCGTTGCTTTCCGCTCGCGCACGTCGGAGTGACGGACGTGCGTGCCGATAACAGCACGGTCGGCGCGCCTGCGAACCGCGCGCCTCGATACTGCACGATCACCCTGCGCGCAAGCGCAACACCCATGAAGGAGGCCTGAATGGTCACCGCTTACAACACCCGATCCCGTGTTTTTCAGGACATCCCCGAGCACTGGATTGGGCACCCGATCTGGGGTGAGGACTGGACGCTCACCCCGCCCCCTGATGCCCGCGAACCCCTGTGTTGCGGTCAGGAGGAACCCCACGGTGTCCCCGACAGTGGGGACGACACCACCGACACCCCTACTGAAGGAGACTAACCATGACAGGGGCAAAAACCCTGGCGGATGGTCGCATCGCCCTGTGGGCGCTCACCGCGAACCCGCAGAATATCGCGACGCCGTCTGTTTCGGAAATTAATGCTGGCAAGAAGATTTCTTGCCACATTATGAAGTCGGATTATGCGCTCGGCGCTGACTCCGACGCCGAAATTACGGAGCAGGAGATGTGCAAGACCGGCGAGGGTAAGGCCCCCGGCCCCACGTCCTATACCGGAAACATCACTGTTTTCCGCTACCTTGACGACAATGGTCAGCCTGACCCGGCCGAGGACTTCGTCTGGGACCTCATCAAGAAGAAGGGGACCACGATCTGGCTTGTGGAACGCGAAGGCCCCGTCGAGTCTAAGAACATCGCCGAAGGCGACATCGTCTCTGTGTACGAGGTTGTCCTCGGCACGCCGACCAAGCCGTCCGACCGCTTCGCTGGGTATATCAAGAGGACGGCGAAGCTGAACGTGATGAACGCAGCGGAAGAGGTCAAGGTGGTTGCCCTGCTGCCCGCCTGATCCTCCTCCCCGCTTATCTCCCGCCCGGCAGGTTCCGTTCATGGGCTGCCAGACCTGCCGGGCGGGCACACCCACCAACGGCAGCCCAGACCCCCCACAGCTACACGTAGGAGAATGGCATGGCAGCCAACGATGAGCTCACGATGAGCGACCTCAACATCACGCACACCAACCCCGACGAGACCGTCACCCCTGAGACGTTTGACCTCGCCGCCTGGATCGCAGGCGTCACCCCCGTGGAACGCACGGTGACCTTGTACGCTCACGGCCACCTGTTCGCGGTCCTGTCCGCCCTCGAATCGGAATACAACGAGGCCAAGGCAGCCGTGAACGTCGACGACATGCGCGACGCCAAGGACAAGATGCGCACCGTTGCCAACCAGATCCGTGAAACGGCCCTTGACATCACGGTCCAGGGCCGGTCAGCCGATTGGGTGCAGCGTTTCCGCAAGTCCTGCGAAGAGCGAGGCCTGGACAGCGACGAAACGACCCTGGAGCAGCTCGCCGCACAAATCATCACACCCGAAGGCATCACACCGGCCATGCTCGCAACCCTGCGCGACCGCATCGAACCGCAGGTTGTCGCCCTGCTGCAGGCCGTCGCCGCCGTCAACACGCAGGCACCGAGAATCTCGGTCCCTTCCTGACGGAGTGCTTGGACCGGCCCGCAGGCGCGTGGCTGGTCCGCGCACTCCGAAGCGCGAAGAAGTGGGGCGCACGACCGACAGAGTTCCTGGGCATCCCAGGCGACGGGTGGTGCGACACCGACCGTGCCCTCGCGGGCGCGCTCGACATGTACGAGGACACCCGCGTCGGATCGTACGGGTACCCCAAGCGCCTCACAGAAGGCGATTATGAGGGGTACTTTGAAGTTGAAGAGTGCCAAGACAACGCCCAGCTTGCGTTGGATATTTGGCGCAAACGCAACAAAAACGGGCCGTCACCAGGCATGGTGCCTCGCGTGGTGTTCACGGGAACCGAGAAATAAAAAGGGGTAACGCGCCCCTGGTGGATTGGCGCGTTGGCGCACAGAAAGGACAACCATGACCGAACGCAGCGTCAAGGTCACACTGCGCGCCAACGTCGCCGATTTCAACCGACAGATCAAGTCCGCCGCGACGAGCCTGGAGCAGCTCGCCGCCAAGGGTGATCCGACCGGCAAGGTCGCCGAGACCACCATGGGCCGCCTCGCGCAGTCCGCCCAGCTACAGCGCGCCGCCTGGGACACCGCCTCAACAGCAATGGTCGGGTACGGTGTCGCCGCGGCTGCCGCCGCCGGATACGTCGTTAAGAGTTTCGCGGACTTCGACGCGGCCATGAGCAACGTGCAGGCCGCGACACATGAGTCCTCCGAAAACATGCACCTGCTCCGTGAGGCCGCTATTCAGGCGGGCGCCGACACGGCGTTCAGCGCCTCCGAAGCCGCCGGGGCAATCGAGGAGCTCGCTAAGGCCGGTGTCTCGACCGCCGACATCCTCAACGGCGGCCTCAAGGGGTCGCTCGACCTGGCCGCCGCGGGCGGCCTGGGTGTCGCGGACGCGGCCGGCATCGCGTCCGTGGCCCTGACGCAGTTCAAGCTCAGTGGCTCGGACGTCGGCCACGTCGCCGACCTCCTCGCAGCGGGCGCAGGCAAGGCCATGGGAGACGTGTCCGACCTTGGCATGGCCCTCAAACAGTCGGGCCTCGTCGCCTCCCAGACGGGCCTCAGCATCGAGGAAACCACCGGCGCGCTCGCGTCGTTCGCCGCCGCCGGCCTCCTTGGCTCTGACGCGGGCACGTCCTTCAAGACCATGTTGCTCAACATGACGCCCCAGTCGAAGCAGGCCGCAAAGTACATGGAAGAGCTCGGCATCCACGCGTATGACGCGCAGGGCCAGTTCGTCGGCCTCGCCGCCTACGCGGGCCAGCTCCACGACAGCCTGTCGAAGCTGACCGCCGAGGACCGCCAGGCGGCCCTCAAAAAGATGTTCGGCCAGGACGCGATCCGCGCCGCATCGATCCTGTACGAGCAGGGTGCAGAGGGCATCCAGTCGTGGATAGACAAGGTGAACGACGCCGGGTACGCGGCGGAGACCGCCGAGGCTCGCATGGACAACCTCAAAGGCGACATCGAGAAGCTCGGTGGCTCCTTCGAGACCCTGTTCATCAAGAGCGGCAGCGGCGCTAACAGCTTCCTGCGCAGCATCGTGCAGGGCGCGGAGCAGGCCGTCAACGCCTTCAGTGCCCTCCCCGCACCTGTGCAGCAAGGCGCGCTCGGCCTCGCGGCCTTCACATCCGCCGCCGCCCTCGCCGCAGGCGGAGGCATGAAGCTGTTTACCATGGTGATGGACATTCGTACCGCCATGCAATCCCTGAACGGCTCCATCCCATTCCTGACACGGATCATGGACGGATTCAGCGGGATGCGCGGCGGCCTCACGGAGACCCGCGCCGCTATCGGCGGGTTCGGCAACGCCTGGGTCACCGCACGCGCGAACGGCGTGTCCAACGTTCGCGCCCTGTCACAGGCCGCAACACCCGCCCTAGCGGGGATCGGCAACGCCGCCAAGGGGGCGGGATCAGCGCTCCTGGGCGCGTTCGGTGGCCCGTGGGGCCTGGCCGCGACCGCCGCCGTGGTCGGCCTGACCGCCGTCCTAGGCGACTATCAGGCGCAGCAAGCGCGCGCGTCCGCAGCGGCCAAGGAATATGCGGAAAGCCTGAACAGCGTCACGGGCGCCGCGACGGAATCGACACGCGCTATCGCACTGCGCAACTTGTCCGAGGACGACAGCGGTTTCTGGCGGCTGTTTGACTCGAAGCGCGCGAAGTCCGCCGCCGACGCCTACAAGCAGCTCGGCGGCGACATCAACGACCTGGTAGACGCCGCCGCAGGCTCATCCGACGCAATGGAACGCGTTAACCGCACCCTAACCGCTGCGCACGACGCTGCAAAGACCAGCCCGGCAAAGACGAAAGAATACCTGGAGCTGTCGAACCAGGTTAAAGAGTCCCTCAACAGTGAGAGCGAAGCTCTTACCAAGGCGAAGGAACAGAACGACCTCGCCGCCGAAGCTGGTGTCAAGAACAGCAGCGCGCAGGACCAGCTCGCGGGCGCGGCGAACAAGGCAGCTAAGGCCATGGAGGACCAGGCCAAAGCCACCCACGACCTGATCGACGCACAGAAAACGCTGCAGGACATCATCCTGGGAGAACGCGGATCCTGGCGAGACCTCTACGATGCCATCGACTCCGCAAACGCCGCAGTCGAAAAAAACGGCCAGACCCTCGACATCACCACTGCCGCCGGGCGCGCCAACCAGGCCGCCCTCGACGACCTCGCACAATCCGGCTGGAAGCTTGTTGAATCCATGGAAAAGAACGGCTCAACCATGGAGGACATGCAAGCCGCAATGCAATTGACGCGCGACAACTTTATCAGTGTCGCGCAATCAATGGGATTGTCATCTGACGAGGCCGCCGCGCTCGCGGATCAACTGAATTTGATCCCCACCAACATTGAGTCTCACGTTACGGCTGAAACAGAGGCAGCAAATGCGTCTGTTGATGCGTTTATCGCATATGTGCAGGCTCAGAATGGTGGAACGATCACTATCAATGCCGTTAATGATTCGGCTATCACGACGATTCTGGAGACGTTGGGATATGCGCAGAATCAAGATGGCACGATTGATATCGACGCCAATAAGGACCCAGCGATTGCGCAGCTTGTCGCTGCTGTTGGCGAGGTCGACGCGGCCACGGGCACCGTCACTATCGACGGAAACAATGAAGAGGCCAATGCTAAGCTTGATGCAATCAAGGCAGAGATCGACGGGTACAACCCATACGTCAATATCAATGCAAATGATTACGTCAGCAGCGTCATGAACAGCATCAAGGCGACATGGGATGGGCAAACCTGGTATGTGAACGTCGTCGGGTCGTACACCCAGAGCGGCGGGCCGTCTGCGCAGGCCGACGGGTCTGTCCTGTCCTTCTACGCTGGTGGGGGTTTCCACCGCGAGCAGCACGTCGCGCAGATCGCCCCCGCAGGGGCCTGGCGCGTGTGGGCCGAACCCGAAACCGGGGGCGAGGGCTACATTCCCCTCGCCAAGGCCAAGCGCAAGCGCAGCGAGGCGATCCTCGCGCAGATCGCCGACATCTTCGGTGGAACGTACATCCCAGGTGCAGCGTCACCGTACGCGACAGGCGGTGTCCCCGGCGGCTCGGGCACGGGCCTCTCTGGCGCGTCAATTCACGTGACCGCACTTGTCACCAACCCCTGGACGGGCGAGGAGACTCGGGCATTCGCCCGAACAGAAGCAGTCAAGGTCGTGAGGAGCGTACAGTGACGATTAAAGCGTGGGTCTCTAAAGAGACCGGGTTGCCGTCGTTTTTCCTGGATGGGAAAGACCTCGGTGCTCGGGTCTACGCGGGTGCGCGTCTCGTGAACCCGCCTGGGACTCCACAGGTGTTCAGCGACATGTTCGCGGCCCCCGGTGTGGAGACCGAGTACTCCGTCGGGAGCCTGCGTTATGGCCTGCGTCGCGTCGGCCCACCGCACGCTCTGGCGTCGCTTGACGGGCGCGTAACCGCCGCAGTCTCATGGGTCGGCGACGACGAGCGCGCGTATGACACGCGCGTCGCAACGTTCGACCTGCAGGACCGTCGCACGGCCATCGCGCGATACGCGACCGTCTCGGCAGAGCCCACTGGGCGGCTTGAATTCCTCGCATACGCTGGGGAATCCGCTTTGGTCGAAAAGCTGCTTGACATGAGGCAGCCCCTCGTGTCGCTGCACTCGCACGCTGCGTGCGGCCTGCGTGACTGCGACGTGCCCGAGGTCAGGTGCGTGACAGTCACCAGCGCCTCGTCGAAGCGCACGGGCCGCCGTGATCGAGTCCGCCGCGAGTGGACGCTCGATTACAAGCCCTCCGACATGGAGGAGGCCGCAACAGCGGCGGGCGGCGGCTCGCTGATCACATGGGGCGCCGTGCAAGCGCGGTACGGGAAGTGGCGACACATGACATACCTACAGGCCGCACAGTGGATGGCAGGACTCCCGCTGTGAGGCCCGGACCCGATGTGCCAGTACTGGCGGGGCCAGTCACCATCACGCCAGTGGTTACGGCAGAGTTCAGGGGATCGTCAGTCATCGTCCCCGCGTGGGACGTACAGATTGAGGCGTCCGCTGATCGCGCGGTGCAGACGCGCGTGACGTTTTCAGCGCCACATGAGTACGTGCCAGCCTCGTGGGACGATCCGTTGGCGTGCTTCGGCCAGCGCGTCCACATTGCGGCGCGCATCGCGTCGCCCCGCGGCGAGTGGGACGTCCAGGTGGGCGTCTACCAGATCGAGAGCTGGG